CGATGCCCTTCAGATAGATGAATTCGCCACCACCATAGACAGGATCAGTGGCACGAACAACATAGCCGAGTGCATGATTCTGTACGGTATCAGTGACTGCAATAGGCTGGAAGCCAGCCAGGGAATTTTGAATGGTGTAAGCCATGTTATTTCTCCTTTAAACTTTCCATTACGCGATCAGGACGCCTTGGAACTGAGAACCCGACACAGTCAGATTGCCAGCCCAGCCATACAGACGCACGATTGCATCCTGATTGACAGCTTGACGCTCACCACCGATTGGCACGAAGTTGCGGTCTTTGTGTGGACGGAAGAAGATGTATTTGGTGTTCAGGAACCACATATGATTAGCGGTCGCTGCAGCACCGATACCACCGTCCAGAACCACATCAGCCGAAGTGCCGCCACCGTAAAACTTCAGAGTTGCGAAACCAGCGCCAGCATCGCCCGAGCCATCCGAAGTTACACGTTGAATAGCTTGTAGGGAGTTGGCATACAGAGCGTAATAGTTGGTATCTGCAACGATCAGATCGGGCATATCAGTACCGCGAACCAATTGCAGAGCCAGTTTAGTCATATATTGCTGAATGTTCGCTACCGAAACAGCAGCGCCGCCATCGGTCACGCCAGAGAACTTCTTAGGCTGCCAGAAGGTCCAAGTCGCACGGTCGATGCCGCCATAGGTACCAGTGGTCGGCACGTCAGGAACAGCAGCGGCTAGACCAGTGATGTTCTTACCACCATTACCAGTACCATCCTGATAGATGTCCGAGCCGATACGATTCAGCAGACGGGCTTCGGAAACCATCATACGACCGTCCAGCAGGTCAATGATTTGTTCTTTGCCGCTGTTTTGCAGCATTTCAAGACCGGACATAGTTACAGCATCGGCATATTGCTTGATGCTGTATTGAGCGGCGGAAATCGGGCTATCCGGCGAAATATTGATCGCCTCATAGCCAGAATAGGATGCGCTATTATCCGTTGCCGGATCGTTGTACATGATCTCTTCCAAGATCACATTACCACCCGAGAATGGACGAACATTGCCACGTGCTTTCAGGCGACGCAGCAGCGCATTGTTGTTAGTAAGGTTATCTGCCAGTTCACCAGAACGGCTCTGGATCGTGGTCGCAATGATATCGGTAATTTGAGAGTTGGCGAATGCCATGATTTTCTCCTATTTAGACAGATCAAACTCGGCCTGGACTGGCGATTTCATCAAATGCTGCCGCCAATTGTCCACGCCTATCCTTTGCGGTTTGGGCTGGCATCATCGTGCTAGGAGTAGCACTTTTTACCTGTCCTGCACTCGCTTTCGCCTTTGCCAATACTGCTGCTTTGGCTTGTTGCTGAGATGCTTGATTGGCTTGAGCTTGACGCTCTTGTTCTGCCTTCCATGCATCGTCAGATAGCCTTACAGCTTTCGCATAGGCGTCATCAAGGTCTTGAGCACGACCTGCCTCTAGTAATAGGGCCATGTCCTCGCGTACCTGCTCAAAGTGCGGATACTTAGCGGCATCCGAAAACTTTGCTAATTCTTGGTGTACTGCTGCTTGTTCCTGTTGCTGACGCCAGTTACTGACATCGCCCAGGTTTTGTTTCATGTTTTGAATCTCTTGCATCAACTGCATTGCTACTGGATCAATCTGGCCTTGCTGAGCCTGATGGACCGCAGCCAATGGCACACCATAATCCTGTGCCAATCGGCTAAACATCTGCAATTTCTGTTCGGGAGTGCCCATTGCCAAAGTGCGATGAGCATTCCCAAGGTTTTGAATCCATTGTGCCGGCTGAATATTATTCTGCTGAAGAATCGGCATGAACTCATTCATTACCGAAGTCAAAGCTTTTGCTTGTTCCGCCTCACCTTTATATGCTGCTACACCAGCAGAATATTGCGATTCACGTTCAAAGTTATATTCATAAAGCTTCTTCGCCTCATCCGCGCTAAGTGCTTCACCACGTCCCAACTTGTCATGAATCGGACGAAATTCCTTACGCCAGGTTTTCAGCTCTCGCTGAGTCATTTGCTGTTCTTGCGGAGTCTCTGACTGCGGTTGCTCCACAGGCTGTTGAGTCTCCTGCTTAACTGCAAATCGCCCATGCTCATCGCGAGTACGATCAATCACTGGCTGACTATCTGCTTGTTGTTCGATATTATCAAAACTCGCAGACAACATATCACGCCGAGATTCCGGCTGATTTACTTCAATTTCGTCCATTTTAACCCTCTCAAGTAATTGAGTAAGTGTTATTTCAATTTGTCATTTGCTACGCGGATAAGAGTATCTTTTAATCCTGCTGGTGCTGCAACCTGTTTCTTTGGCACTTGAATCTTTTCATTGCCGACTTCAATAACTTTATGCTGCTTCAAATGCGCCCGATGTTGGCTACGACTGGTAATCCATGACCCATCACACATACTTTTATATGGCTGAATATCATCCGAAATCATTGGTGCGACGATCCTGCGTTGCATTGTGCTACCACAGCATTTGGGTAAATCATCATCCATTTTAGCAATGGAGCGATAAATATCTTCTTCGTGCTGACAGGAATGACAATACATGGCATAAATAGGCATTATTGCTCCTTATATTCTTCATCCGATGCAGTTTCAGCAGCAGAAATTTGCTGAGCATTCAGAGTCGTTTGAGCAGCAATTTGGGCTTGTTCAAGTCGTGCTTCATTATTCATATCAGCAATCAATATTTGAATTTGACCACGCATTTCCTCAATTTGCTGTGCATTTGCCTGGCGTTGAGCTTCTAACTGGGCCTGCAAATGAGCATCCATTTGCGCACGCTGTGCTTCCAATTGATTTCGGAGCTGATTCTCTTGTGCCTGGAATTGTTGTCGAGCCAACTCCAATTGTTTTTCGGCCTCAATCTCGCGATCTTTAAGCATTGCTTGCAATTGAGCCTTTTGTTGCTCGGCCTGCATATTTGCTTGAGCCTGCATTTCTTCTTTGGTCGGTTTAGGCTGTGGATTCTGCGCTTCTTGGGTAAGTTGATCGATCATTTGATCAATTGCGCCTTCAACTGATTTCCCGACTTTAAATCCCGTGACTCCATATTTCAACAATGTTGCAGATAATGGCGCCAATTGCGGCGCTTGCTGAACTGCCGTCATCGCATCTCTAAGGAATCCAGAAACGGCGCTTAGAAATTGAACACGATCCTGTTTTTCCTGTTCTTCATTCATTTGAATCATCGAATCGCTGGAAACTTCAATTCGAAAATCACGCAAAGGAACAGTATTTGTATCAGCTTGAGGATTATTAACACGATCACCCATCAATAGCTGAACTGCTGGCGCAAGCATTTGCTGATCCTGCGGCAAAAGCTGATCTGCAGAAGCGATCTGTAGAAGACTTTGAGGCTGGAAATGTTTGCAAATAATCTGAGCTTTAATCTGCAAAAGTTCAGTCGCAAATTTTACGACTGCATCTTGATTAGAACGCAGACGCATATTGCCGAATTGGCCCTTAAGCTTTTGGGCACCATAAGTCTCTGTAGGATCAGATGCGCCACGGACAATATCAGAAATACCAATTAATTCATAAATCTGATTCTTGATGGCATCAGATGCAGCATAAGCTTCATTGAGTGCCTGGACGATTGGAGCAATATCGAAGATATCGATTGCGCCTTTAAGACCAGCTTTCTCAGCGAAGTTTTGGAAGCTTTTTACGGGGATCAGAGTACCGTTATCCGCCTCTTTGAACAGGCGAGCCAATTCAGGTACTGAGGCATCATAGACGCCTTTCACCACCAACATTTTAATTAGGCCATCAATGCGAACAGTCAATCGATTTAGTTGCTGGGCCTGATCCTGATATTGCTTGTAATCCGGAATAGGAACAAGCGTATCGCTAGTAATCGTAGAATATAGCGGCTTAGGGCATGGGAAGAAGTTTTCCAGTCCAAGTGGATCAGGACGCTGATCAATAATCTGTTGCAGAGTTTTGCTCATCCAGATTACTTGACGGCTATTTTTGTCCCAAATTTCATAGATGCATGCCTGCGATTTAGCATCTTGGCTGCTATTCTGAGTGAAATTTCCATTGTTGATCGCATCTGGCTTAGTGTCCAATGGAATGCGTAGAGCAATATCCTCACCAAACCGTTTAATCAATGCATCGCGATCCATATAGGCTTTTCGCCATACTGCTGTGACTTCTTCCCATGTGCGAGAAACTGTATGGCCAAAGTCTTTCCAGTGGACATAATCAGTCGGCGCGCATTCGTATTCGATTTCCTCTAGCTGCTCACCTTCGATATCTGCATCAGCATCATCAGTAACTTGAAGGCCATCTTCAGGTTCGCCTGGCACAGCCACAATATGTGGCTCATAACGAACCCATGCTGTTCCGCGTCCACCTAGAAACCGATCAAGTACGCAATTATTCATTGCTGCGCCATAATCAGGATAATGATCTACTTCATAGCAAAGTGCACGCTCCAATAGCATTGCAGCAACTCGACCAATGGGATCATTGTCACGATATCGACGGGAAACATCTGGCTGAGGCAAACGAGCAAAGACTGCTGGCATCAATGTTTGAACATTAGACCAGAGAATATTGAAATTGATTGATTGAGTATTGCGATTATCTGAATTGGAATCAAAGTCTCGATAAATCTTCACGATTTTCTCGGCCCGATTTTCCCATTTCTTGAATTCACGCTCATAGCACGAAATGGCTTCTACCCACTTAGAAGCGGGATTATCTGTCATTTGATTGTCAGTGTTAGCCATTTAAATGCGTCCTTCTTCTCGCTTTGGCGTTGATGCCCACATTTCCTCGAGTGTAACATTATTTTTACTAATGCCTACAAATATCCCGCGCATATCTTCAGCCTTAGGCGGCGGCGGTTCAGCCTGTTGCATAATCTGACAACCATAACTAAATCCATCACCATAGTGACTAGCCCAATCGTGAATGGGATCAGAGCCGAATATCTTGGCTTCCTCATCATATTCATAACGCCAATTTCGAAGACCATCTAACCCTTTTTCACATTTGGTCTTATTGAATTTGATTCGATTAATCATTACCCGCGCTGCATTCACCCGATCGGCAATAGAAGATCGAGGAACCAATGCAACATGCTGCCCACCGAATTTCTCAATGAAGATTTCTAACGCACTATGCTTGGCGCTGAAAGTCTTTGCCCTGGCATCGTGTGGCATCCAGATTCGCCCAAGTGCTGGTTTACCATCTGCCATTCTGTATTTACTCAAAAGCCCTTTCAGGCGCTCGCACCATTCTTCAGCGTCAATCGCCCATCCGCTATCAACCTCAATGATCTGATATCC